GCTTGGAAACGCGTTGCCTGTTGCTTTTACCTTGGTCACGCGTTTAGATGGTAAGCTTAGTGCTTACCTTGCTTTCGTTTTATTGGTTGGGAGTTTTCTCCCAACCAACTTTGTTGGAATGTATAGAGAGGACCATGCAAGTCCACTCATTCAACCCCCGGGCTCCGTCACAATTGTTGATGATCAATGCGGACCCATTATCAGTCACTGCTGAACAAGTGCAGAAGTTGTATAACTCTCGTGTTGTTGTTTGGCGTGACCCACTTGAACAAGATTTATTATTCAAAGATCTTCGTATTAGTGGTTCTCGCGACGATGGATATCGGAAATATCTATTTTTGCTGGAGAGCCAGGATTTAACTGAGTATAAGTGGTTAGAAGGGGTAGCTAAGCGTGAAGTCGCCGATGGCATTGACTTTCGGGGTATGGTGTTTGTAGTGGTACAGCGCCGGCCCTTTGAGCAGATGCGAGATCCTCGTTATGTCATGCGGCAAGCTTTCTTGGCTAGAATTGGAGTTGTGGAATGCATGCCAGCTATGGAGTATGTTGTAGAGCCACCCGCCAACATCGTGACTCGTGCGTTTTCGCACCAGGAACGGTTGGATAGAGGTTTACAGCCAGCATCCCAATTAGCTGAGAACATCAACCCCCCACCAAGCCCCCCACCCATTGTTACCATGACGGTAGAGGTGAAGGACGTCCCGGCACGCCACCGTGAAGCCTTGCCTCCATGGTCTGAGACAGTGAGTTTCCCCTCGGATAATGCATTAAGACCAGAGACTTTCCCCTCGGATGATGCATTAAGACACGGCATTGAAGAATTAAGATGCGAGCGCCGTGTGCAATCAGTTATTCGCAGAATCAGTGAAACTGTATTGCGCACGAGGGTTGAGAAACCTAAAGCGTGGGATTGGTGCGTTACTATGAGGTTGGATTGGTTGATCCTCTTGATTGTTTTAATTGGTATGAGTGGATGGATGATAGAATTCAGCCAATATTTTAAATCAGTCGTTGTGGAATGGACGATGCAGAGACCAGAGCTTGTTCCGGAAACAGTTCGTGGTGCTTTTAACTCTCTCCCATACACAGAATCTAAGCCGATGGCGGATCACACCCATGGTGAAGCTGCAGCCGATAGGTCAGGAGCGTCTTCGTTCGCTGATCGTTTGGCTAGCACACTGGGTAGAACCGCATATTTCTTTCAAATGTCACGCTCAGATGAAAGACTGGGACGGGTTGGTTCGCGTAGTTATTATTGGGTTAAGGATTTGAATGTCAAAGCTAAAGCCCATAAACAACCCGACAACTCGATGGCTGTTATGATTGATGTGGATCAATACGTTGATATGCCTGAATGGTTATGCGGTATGAAGTGTCCAACTCTATTATACACCGTACAACCTACAAGGCTGTCGCGTATTACAGATAACTATAGTTATACTTTCGACGAGAAAGATCAAATACAATATATTGTTAGTGGTGGTGGGCGATATACCCATAAGATTTGGAATTACTCTACTGATCATTTGATGGTAACCAAGTCTTATTGCGGTATACCCTATTGCTTAACAGCATATTGTGTGGATCGTCGGGCCACATCACAAGACCATGAATTAATTTTGTTAACTCCCTTGGGAACTTGGGGTTTCTTGATGGCATGGGCTGTTTGGCTCCTTCTGTATGGGAAGCTGCTCCAACGGCTCAAGGTTGTCATGCCCTCAGGTTTCCTACGATTGAGAACTCATGGTAAGGATGGTGTTAAAACTTGCACAGGAAAACCGAATCAGCACGCTTCGGCATGTATTGATACAGAGCAAGATGACACCATAGCGATTCTATCACGTACATCCAAATATGCTTTAATGGAACCCCAAGTGCAATCAATATGTAAAGGGGATAAGGCCACATCTGCAGTGTTAGTAGAATATCATCGGACAAAATCTGGGAAGGATTTTCCTCCGGTTGTATGCCCTGTCCCTGAAGGAGTGAGGCGGTACCAGTATGGAACTGAGTATGAGCCTGAAGCTAAAGCCTCGCTCACAGCATTTATGTGTCCAATAATCAATGGAGCTTTTGCACCAGACCAAACGTTGGGTAATGAAAGGCAGTGCATTCGTGGCCGTATTGAACAAGTTCGGCCCCCTAATCTCCGAATGACGCCCTTCTTACAGAAAGTGATGCACCAGTTTGCATGTCGTTTGGTTCCTAAGGAGATGGTTGGTACGCTGCACCCACTCAATGATGATGATGTTATGGAACGGCAGAATAAACCATCTCAGAGGAGGATTATTGAAAATTCAAGGTTATTAGATCCTAAGCGATTTGTCAAAATGTTCATGAAGAAGGAGGCCTATGGTAAAGTTACTGACCCGCGGCCAATATCACAAATTAATGGACCTGACAAAATCGCTTATTCTAAGTTTACATATGCTTGTGAAACCTTGTTTAAAACACAGAAATGGTATGCATTTGGGAAGAGCCCGTTGGATATAGCCCAACGCGTTGCAGAGGTCTGTGCAGATGCGGAAATCGCAGTGAACACAGACTTCAGCCGATTTGATGGACATGGATCGAATTTGATGAGGGAATTGGAGAGGATTGTTCTTCTCCGTGCGTTTTCGCCACAATATCACTCGCAATTGATCGAACTCCACAAATCACAATACGGTCTAACTGGTTTCGGGACATATCACACGAAGTATGACACAGAGTTTTCCCGCGCCTCGGGATCCCCAGAAACATCATTGTTTAATTCGATGGTCAATGCTTTCGTAGCTTTTCTAGCTTTGCGAATGACCAAACGACGTGGGGTTTTCCTGGAGGAGCAGGAAGCGTATGATAGTCTCGGAATCTATGGGGGGGATGATGGATTAACGGCGGATATCGAGCCAAGTATCTATATTCGAGCTGCTAAATCCATTGGTCAGGAATTGACAACCCAGGTCGTCAGGCGTGGCGAGCTTGGGGTTAAATTCCTGGCAAGAGTGTATTCCCCTATGGTATGGTATGGGTGCTTGGACAGCTGCTGTGATTTGAAACGTCAATTGAGCAAGTTCCATGTCACTGTTAACATGCCACCAGACATAACGCCACAAGAGAAATTTTTGGAGAAATCCCGATGCGTACTTTTGTCGGATCGGTATACACCAATTATTGGAGATATCTGCACGCGTGCAGAGAATTTGGCAGGACGTCTGGGACCGAACGAACGCGTTGCGGCTGTGCGAAACTGGCTAAGCCAATTCCCGGCAGAGAGTCAATACCCTAATGAACCGGGAGATTGGATGGTCGAATACATGATTAAGGCTGTGCCTGAAGTAGATTATGTTGGATTAACCGAATGGCTACAATCACGCACAAGTATCGAGCAAATAATGGGTATAGCTCAGATACAACCACCAGAGATGCCTGAAGTTAAGACTGAAGTTGTTCTGGATGGAAGCCTTATGGAGACAAAGTATCCAGAGCCTGAGCCCCCTGAGTCAGTGACCGGGTTAGGCTTGATGGATTTGCCGGATGGGAAACACTCCCTCCGTTATGTACCCCTTGGGAAACGCCCGCATAGACGGCCCAGGGTTCCACCGCCAACCATGCCAGATGGGAATGGGGTGGTGTAATGTATGCTAACCACGGTGATATCCGACTAGGTGGATGTGAGCATGGGAAACTTCTTATTGTCCTCTTTTGGGGAGATTTTGTGATAAATCTGAGTTTTGTTCTCCCATGTCGACTACCCACCAATGTCTGCACCGACAAAACAAAACAAATAACGAAATGGTTAGCGGGGACAGGTAGGTCAGGTACCTGTTTGGTTTTTAAAATTACCATGTCTGAAGTTAAGAGAGAAAAGAAAGGAAATGGCCGGGGCAGGAGACGGCGCCGAAATGGCGGGCCTCCACGTGCCCCAAGAAATGGCAAGAACGGTGATAAGAAAGTGACCGTTCCTGTAGCCTTCTCACGCTCAGTAGTTACAGCTAAGCCGAAGATGGATACGTTCCCGAATGGTGATGTCTTGATTAAGCATCGTGAGTTTATCACTGATGTTGTGTCAGGAACAGGAGGTGGTGGGGCGACGGACTATAAAGTCTTGGGTCTACCCATCAACCCAGGCCAGGCTGGAACGTTTCCCTGGTTGTCCCGAGTTGCAGCGAATTACGAATCTTACTTGTTTCACAAATTGAAGTTTGTTTATGCAACCGAGGCACCCAGCACGCTAGCTGGTACAGCTATGTTAACAGTTGACTACGATGCGACCGACGCACCACCCGGAGATAAAGTGCAATTTATGTCTTATCGGAGTAGTGTGCGGTCGGCAGTGTGGACTAATTGTGTCCACGTCTCATTGGCTGAGGATCTAAAGAAGAGTAAGACTTACTATGTCAGGAATGGTGTTCAACCACCTGAGACAGATCTTAAGACCATGGACGTGGGCAATTTATTTTATGCCACACAAGGCGTGGGTTTGGAACAATTCGCCGTCGGGGAACTCTACGTTGAGTATGAGGTAAAGTTGATGACTCCAGTATATGAAAATTCAAGTTCGTTTGGAGTCGTTGGAGGCCATGTGATCAATAATGGGACCCTAGCCCTTGATAACCCATTTGGTGATGGGTTGATTCATGTTGTGCCAGGATCTGCAGGTTTGACCATGGGGCCCAATTCAATTTTACGGATAACCCAAGCGGGGAATTACTATATCACTGCGGTCTTTGCAGGAACAGCATTTACTGGAGCTGATCCAGTAATAGCCACTGATGCCTTCTTAGTGCGCATTGGACAGATAGTTAATGGCGCAGGCGGCATCACGATTGCTTATTACCGAACTGTGGTGACAAATTTAGGAGCATTTTACCAGTGGGACCTTACTGGTCTCGCAACAACTGTCACCAATGCCAATTTGTATATAGGCCAAATACCATTGACAGTACTCGCTTAGACACCCATGTAAATATTCACAAGGTGCTTTGCGCCTCTGGC